AGATGCCAAAGTCCACCGGGCTAATCTCCAAAGCCAGAGAACATGCCTCTATCAGTGCCGGATGTGCCGAGCGCAGATGCGTAGCTGACCGCGTACTGAATCGCCACATAACGCACCTCCTGTCTACTACAGGGCCACAATCAGGTTGCACACGAGCAATATGCAGGCCACGACCAGGCCGCCTAGTATTACGTTGATGCGTGCAAAGATGCTGTCCATGCGCTCATGTACCTTTTCCACAGCACGGGTCTGCTTGTGGTTGTTTGTCTCTAGCCGATCGACTCGCGCAGTCATACCAGAGTGCTCTCTGCATACGCCGTTCATTTCCATAGTCTCACCCCTCTATGCCGCCGATTAGCGCTGCCCGGTCATACAATGCACGGTCCTGCCCGGTGTCTCTAGCCTTGGTAAAGGCTCGCTCCATTTGTTTTACATCTTCCGTGCCTGTGATGCGTACCTGCACACTCTCCACCCAGCAGACTATCTCCAGACCCCCGCTTGTAGCCAACCAGACCAAGCGGGTCCACTGCGCCCTCAAGTCCTCGAAAGAATCTGCGTTAAGTGTCAATCGCACAGGCATTTGCTCTATATCTCCGTAGCTCCGTAATCCTTATGGAAATATGCGTCATGGCAGTATTCCACGCAGGAGAGTTTAAATGTAAGCTCCTGACTGCGGTCTGCCTCCAAAATTCTGTACTCTGTGGCGTATGCGCCCGCATGTCCTACCAGGCCCTTGTGTATGACTGCATACACGTCATGCAAGGGACTTGGGGTCAGAGATACGTTGTTGAATTCAACATAGGTGCCGGATGCGGCGTCCGCCACATGCACCAGAATAATAGTGCCTGTAGATGACGCTGTAGCCGTAAAATAAAGGTCATGTCGTACCCAACTTGCGGTAGCAGTCCTTATTAGCCAGACCGGCCGAGATGCACCTTCGTGGTAGAAATGCACCCGGTATTGGTCGCCTGTTCCTGCCCGCACTTCGTAAGATAGTCTGTACTGTTTCCCTTTTGTAACACCGACGCCGGTTTTCCTTGCGAATGGGTCTGCCGTCCCATTCTCCAGCACTCGCAAACAATTTCCACCGGCTCCGTCTGCTTGGCTGGACAGCACGGCCGCATGTTGTGCAGACCACCCTGTCGTCACATTCTGGTTATTGTCCGGGTCTGTGCAGGTGGCCGTAGGTGCCATCTGTACATTTGCCCTAAACGTCCCCGTGGTCTTCTTCAACATCGTCCCGGCTCGTACCGAATGACTTAGGATGGATACGTTACGGACTCCCCATCTGTAGTTTTCCGCATCGTCCCGGTTATACTTATTGGCAAATTGCAGGTAGTTAATCCCGGAGTCGTTTACCTGCGCGTCCGGTAGGGTGAAGGTTTCCGCAGGCCCCCACTCTTCGTTTGCGGTTGTAGCCGCATTCGCAACGAAATTGCCGTTGATAAGCACTTCTACTTCATCGTTATGGTCCACATCGAAAAATTCTACGGTAATCACTACATCGCCGGGAACTCCCTCAAAAACATAGTTGACGTAGGTTTTATGTGCATTGTCATGCCCTGCCCCAGCCCCGTTGCCATACGCCCGCATATCCGGCAACGGATGATACAGTTGTGGAGCCGGGTTTATGTCCAGTTCCACCTCTACATCTTCCGTGTAGATGGTGTCCGTAGACGAATCACGATATACCAGTTGCAGATAATTACCCCACGGAGTCATTTTGGTTGTGGCCCCAGACGGGTCTGAGCAGTCCCTATCTATCAGTACCCGGTCGTCGCTTGCATCCACAATACGACCGCCGATGCTGTACGGGGTGTCCGGTATGACCTTAGCAATGTCCCCAGGTAATACGCTTACCGCATCCACACCGGCACTGAATACGCATTGACTGTTTGGGAATGTGGTCAACTGATAGCTCAGGATAGCCAACCGTTTGGCTTCGTCCTGTTTCGTAATGCCCACAATGAACTCTTCCACAACCCGTAACGGCTCCAGGGTGGTCTCATACGCAGGTCCCTTGTGCAGATATTCCTTGCGGTTGTATTCTCTCTCTTCGTCCAAGTACCAAATCTTATATCCGTGCGGGTGCTGGTCTCCCCGAAGGTCCTTACGGACGTAGGACCCTACAATCATATTCCCGGCTGTAAACAGGTGTGATGCAGAGCCGGTCTTCTCCAGGGCTGCATAACGGACACCGCCTATCTTGGTTATGCGTGCTCGTCCCACACGACCTATCATGGCTACGGCTTCGTCCACGTCCATACGACTGTCCAGCATACCGTTCCACCGTGCTCTCTTTTCAGACCCTACGGCCCCTTCCGTATGTGTAGCCCACGCATCCCAGGAAGTCTCGTTTATAGATGCAATCGGCAGACTGCGCCCCCATCGTGTGTTGGTAAGTACATCCAGAGCAAACCAAGCTGGGACGCTGGTATCACGGGCTGCGGTCCCGGTCGGCCAGGTAGGTAGTGTCTGTGTGCCACGGTCTGCCAGTACGGATACCGGACCTATTTGATTGAGTCGTGGGCCTGTACCCAGAAACGGAAACCGTAGTGCAAAAAGTGCCGTGTGTGGGTGCCGTAACCCGCAGTAAAGCATTTCATCCATCGTGGTTAGGATGCTGTATCGACTTACTCCCGGATAATCGAAGGTCAGGCGATGAAATTGAAACTCGTATTTGCTCTTGTTTCTGTAGGTGGCCTTCCCGGCTGTTACGGGGCTGGTCCCGGCCGGTACTGCGTCCACATCCGCAGTCACGGAACTTGTGCTCCCTGTAATCTGTTCGTTCTCTACAAACAACAACACGTCCACATCCGTTGCGAGTTTTCGCCATCCTACATAGAGCACCCCCGTATAACTGCCCAAGTCATAATCGTAACAGACCCGGCCGGTAGCACCGGACGTGCCGCCTGTAATGGTCTCGCCTAACGCAAACAACCCGGCTCCGCTCCTGTTATCGTACCGGATACACAGAAACTCCCAGGTGGTCTGTCGTTTGAGTACGGACTGCATAGAACCGCCGAACCGAAGTTCGGGGTGTGAATAACTCCACCCGGACGTGTCGTTTCCATACATCCCGCCCCATTCTCCCGCAGGCCACACCACATCCCGGAAATATGCCCGCAGTCCCAAGTAAGTACCGCCGCTGCCGCTGTAGATACCGCTTGGGAAACTGAACGTCAAAACAACCGCTTCACATTCTCCTTTAGTCCGAAACGCAGGGATGCTCCAGTATTTACTGATGGCAGCCGTAGGTGCTGTAAAGGCGTGCGTATACAAAGCCTTTCCATTCACAAACCGGAAATCATCCATGTGCCCAAACCAGTTGGTCATGTCCTGCGTAGACACGGAGGCGCAATAATACGCCAACCCAATCATAAAATCCGGGGTGCCGCTTGCAGTGGTAATATGAGCAGATACCCCTTGAAAACCGTAGTCTGTTATGTCCGCGCCGTTCCAGTATATCCTTACCCGTGGCCCATAGCGCACCACCGCCAGGTGATACCATGTGGCATTAGACCCTGTGAACCATGTGCTGCACGCCCACAGGGTGCTGCTTGCGCCACCAGCACCGTCTCGCAACTCTATTCTCCATGTGCTGGCTGTAGAGGCATCTGTAGCCAGTCCTATAGCCCATCCATAAGTGTTTTCTGATACGTTATGATGTTTGCAGATGGTGTACCACTTCCAGGTAGCGGCGGTATCCATGTGCAACCACACGTCCATTGTGAAATCGTGATACCCAATGCTGAACTCTCCGGCCGCATACGCTACGGAAATATAGTCCCCAGCATTACCTGGGAACTTGGCACTTGCCGCCCCGAATTTTTTGGTAACGGTATCGTCTTCCACGTTCCCATGTGTGGTTACAAATTTCTTTGTAGTGCCTGGCGCCAATGCCTGATTATCGAATTTGCTGTCTCCTGCATTGTCGTCATCGAAATGACAAACAATACGGACCGGCTCTACCATCTCTATATTAACATCATGTACCTGATGAATCTCCTGAAACCATGTGGTAATGGTCTGTGTTTTTGTCCCGGTCCGCTCTTCCCATTCCCCGTCGGTCTCCAACAGTTTCAGGTCTTCCGTTACCCATATATGGTTTTCGTCCTGGTCATACACCACTTCACTTACTTCACCTTCACAAACCGCAAACAGTGCATGAGCCACGTCTTGCTGTGCGGTAGACCGCAGATAGGCATTGATAAGCTGCAATCCCACACGGCACTTACCGCCCAATATCGGAATAGGCAACCCAGGGGCTACGCTGTCTATCATGCCTCCCCATGCGTAGGTAAGTGATTCGCTTTGGTCTTCACTGGACACATGCGAAATCTGCGGTACCTGTACTTTAGGGGTAGGCAGTAGATTGGGAATGACGGTCGGTTGCCGTGGCTTACGGCTGAACATGCGGCCCAGGAAACTGCTGCCCGCACTCATTCCAATTCCAACCGGAATCATCCACCACGCCATTATTCAAACTCCTCACCGGGTATGCCCGGAAATCCACCGAAATTGATTTCGTTTCCTCTTGTTACACATTCCGGTAATGTGCGCCCGCATGTTGTGTAACTGCTTGCATCCTGGCACGTTAAGGTGCTTTTGTACTGAAACGGACATCGTAACTGATGATAGGTACGTCTAGGGAATCCCTGAAACGCAGCCTCCTCAGTGATAAGGGACCATTCGTTCATGCCTCCTACACCTGCGGCATGGTCTGCGATGATGTACTCTTCCGTAATGGCTGCGTTGGCCGTAGCATTATCGCTGCGGATGTATCGAAGCGTTATCTTCTCGCCTCGCAGTCCGTTACACCTATGCAGGTCTAAGGTAAGGCCGTCTGTTGCGTCCGTATCGTCTATCCGTATGACTACTTCGGCTTCTCCGCCTTGCCCGGATTGTCCGGCAGTTTCCAGGTCGATAGCTCTGCGTGTCCAAGTGGTAGCCGCAGCCGTGGACCACGATACAGTCTCTAGACTCCTGGCGTACCTGTACGAGTAGTCCGTAGAGCCAATAGCCCCATCCACTACGCCACTGCCGATAGTAGACCAGTTGTCCGTGATGGTTTCGTTGTCCTGAAACTCGCCTCGTACATCGTACAGGGTCAGAGTTCCGGCTGTAGCACCCGCACTTGCACTATCGTCCAGGATGCGAGCCCTCGCCCCGGAATCTTCGCCGGTTATGCGGGAGCCGATGTTAAAGTTTGCTGTAGAGCCGTCGTAGGAGAGGAGTTTTTTGCCGGTGATGGATATTTCGGCTAGGAGGGTCCAGCTTTTGGTGTCTGCAAGGCGATTCTTGCCGACAATTTCAGCGGTGGATAGGCTGCGGGGCACATCACACCTCCTCTAAGTCGAACACTACCCGAAAGAGTTGTGCATCAACCAAGCTCCAATCAATCGAGTCTTCTCGAAACCGTACCGTGTACGCAGTACCAACAGCGGATTGGCTGTAGTCCGTCCAGGAGAATGTATCTGCACCACCCATACAGGTAGATACAAAATCCATGAATGTGTTGAAATGACTGCTGGGTAGGGCAGACCATCCACACCGAAACGTCCTGCGACCCCTGGTGTGTCGCGGTCGTGTGCCTACATATCCGGCCTCAAACGGGGTCCGTATAGTGTTATGCACACTTTCGCCGGTATACCCCACGGAGTAGTTTAAGTACGGCAAAGACGTGGCCCATGTAGCCATTGTCTAGTATCCTCGCAGCATAGCCCTGTAGGCCGGGTCTGTACGCACCGCAGTCAGGGTAATGGTTTTGATTACTTCCCTGAAATTATCCATGCTGAACTCTTCATGGGC